TACTCGAAACGTCGCTCAAGTCGTTCAACGAAGTAGGAACGTCAGCCGTGTTCGCTTTGGCGTTAAGTGCCGTTTGCGTAGCCGTAGAGACGGGCTTATCTGCGTCGCTCGTATTGTCAACGTTTCCGAGTCCTATATCTCCTTTGGCTACGGTGTCGTTGACCCATTCGCTCCCGTCATAAATAAGGGCTTCACGGTTGGCGGGTGTGACGATTGAAACGTCGTCCAAGTTGCCGAGGCTCGTCGCGCTCTGATCGTTACCCGGTAGCCATTCACCCGAAGCGTTATCGTACTTCAATACCTGTCCATCCGTTACGCCTGTGGTATCTACGTCGGTGAGGTCGTTGAGTGTCTCCGCGCCGCCTGTGTCCAAAGTCACAACTCCGTCTCCGTCATCGGTAAGAGTGCCGTTCGTGACGTTAATCGTTCGGACGCTTTGAACGTCGGTCGTCCCGTCAATCGTGAGCATACGAAGGACACCGCGCCGGGCATACGTGACTTCTGTTCCTCCCGGCTCTACTCCGTCGATAGGAGCGTTGCAAGCATCCCACTCGTAAGGGATCGCAACTGACAAATCGAGAAGCACGCCGGAGAGGACGTTCTTCGTCTCTTCTTCGAGGGGCGTAGTCGTAGCGTTTACGACCTCGTAATCTTGAGCGAAGAGGAAGATATTCCCGCCGTTCTTAATGTCGGCGATAATGTCCTCGGCGCATTGCTCCGCATCGGAGACCACTTCTTTTTGTCGTTCTACTTTGTCGTTCTTGTCTGCTGGGACGTCAAGGATATATACCTCGATGTTGTACGTCTTCGTTCCTGCGTCGTAGCTGGCTCCCGTATATACGAGGTGCATGAGAGGGAAGTCGGTAAACTTCGAGAGGTCGGCATCGTCAGGAGACCCAAAAGAAAAGGTCTTGATAAAGAAATGATTCTGCGCGAATATTTCGAAGCGTTCGACTATGTTATTGAACGTGATCATGTGCGGCTCTGTCTTTTAAATAGCTGAGATGTTGGAAGACGACTTGAATAGGAAGCTCCGTAACCGAGTCCACCTTGAGGAGGTTTTCTCCGGAGAGGGCGTAGAGGATGTGATACCATCCCCATTTTTCGCCAACCGGATCGCTTCCCCCGCCACCTCCAGTAAAGAGGACTTCATATTGTGAAGCAGTTCGTTTCTGGTAGTCCAAAAAAAAAGCAACGTACCCGATACGAGGTCGGCGGGCATCTCTTCGAAAAGGCTTGCGTCTTCTTTGGCGGTGTACTTCTTGATTTCGTACTTGTCTCCGAGTTCGTAGGTCACCTCCCGGAAGAGAACCGCCATCACCTTATGAGCGTTCTTCCAAAAATCTTCTAGGTACGTTTCGATGTCGATCCATTCGCCCGCCGTAAAAGCATCCCAATCGGGAATGAAGCCCAATCGTTTCCCGTCGATTGTAATCACTTTCTTGAAGCGTGCGGTCTCTTGGGTTAAGAGTTTATCGATATGCTCCGTGGCGGCATCTATGAGCTTCTGAGGCATTGCCCGGAGTTTATCTTCGCTCTTGCCCGTACAAACGGAGAGCCGTTCGATTTGGTTTTCGCTCGTCATAATCACCTGGAGTTCTCCAAGCGTAAGATCCGACCATTTATGCGGGAGGCGTAGTTCCATCGTTTAAATAACTTTTATCGCTTGGTTTCCTTACCCGATAGCGTAAGAGCCGAAGTTCGGGTTCGTTTGGTTGAATGTGATCGCGTAGCGCATCGCGTCAATAGCGTGATTGAATGAGTCGACGGGTTCATTGAGTTGCTTCCCGTTCTTGTCCTCCTTCCATTTGTAATTTCGAAGCTCCTTAATGACATTCACACTCCGAGCCGTGACAAGAAGCGGTCGCGAGTGGAGGAATTGGATTCCATTTTTAACCGAATCTTTTCCCTTTCTTGCTCCGTGAGTATTGAATCCGTGAGCGTGTATCTCGTCGATGCTCTTGGGCTCAGCAGAATCACAGATGATAACATCCGATCGAGTGACTCCACTATCTCGGAGGACTTTCGATATATCCGAATTAGTAAGTCTTGTTGCGTAGCAGAGTTCGTCGACGGCGAACCCGTGCCCGTCGGTGTACACTCGGACGATGGCGGTTGGGTCTGCGGTGTACCCGAAGTCGAGGCCGAGGTTGAGGGTTTTGTATTCATTTGGTATTTGGTCTATTTCTTTCCAATGGGTGAAGACGGTCGCTTGTGATGCCCCTCGTTCTCCGAGTCCGTAGACCCTCCAGAAGTTTTCATCTGCTTCTTTGAATCGTTCAATCTCCATGACCACACTTTCAGGAAGGAAGGGGTTGTCTTTGTACGTGGTCTGAAAGAACGCCGCGTCTTCTCTTGGGATAACTTCGTCATAGATCCAATGAAATTCGTCTGAGGGGTTGTAGTCGATTAATACTTTCCCTGTGGTCCTGAGGAGGAGTTGCCGCCAATCTTCGAGGTTTATCTCGTTGGCTTCGTTGATGAAGAGAACGTCTCGCTTTCGTCCTCTTACCTTTTGCGGTTGGTCGATGCTAATAAACTCAACCATGTTCCCCCAGAGTTGATAGGTTGCGTCGCTCTTGTTGTGGAGGTCGGGGTTGTATATCTCTTCCCGGTTGAGTATCTCAAAGAAGTCCCGCATGGCTGTAGCGCGAAGGGCGGGGAATGTCTTTCGACATATCGTGATGACGAGACCCGAGTTCTTATGACATAGCTCAATGAGTGCCGTGAGGATGGAGTACGTCTTTCCGGATCGTGTCCCGCCCTGGTGAACTTGGATTTTCGACTTGCATTCTTTGACGTGGTAATATGTCGCGGGGAGTTTACTCATCGAGCCAGGAGAGCGGCTTCTTCTCGGTGACCTCTATCTCTTGCCGTTCGATATATCCGCGCTTCTTGCCTTTGGTCTTCAAGAAGAATATCGTCGCGGCGGGGTTGCCGTCCTTCACGAGCTTGTAAAGGTGCGATTCTGCGAAGTCGAGGACGCCGTCCTGGATGGAGTCCACCGCCTTCTTGTATTCCGGATCCTCTTTGAGCCATTGGTAGTGGGTCGTTCGCCCTACGTCTACCATCTTGCAAGCCGTGGAAACGATGCCCAACGACTTTTCTAGGGCTTCGAGCATCTGCTCTTTTTTAGTGTTCCGATTGTTCACTTTTACGGCTTCCATCTTTTAAAAGTTGAGCGGTAAGGTAGGAATCGAACCTCCCTCTCTTGACTGGATGTCAAGCGCATCGCCACAATGCTTTAACCGCCTGTTTTCTCTCCTTTATACATTCCTGCTCCCGCTTCTTTGATTTTTGAGAACGGAATGTTTGCGCAATTTAAACTTGAATTTTTTGAAATCAAGTAAATGTATCGAAGTTGATTCCCGGGTAACCTAACTGCTCCAGTAAAATTTTTTTTGCTTGTGCCGTGCTTTGCCATCACTTGACCGTTTGGAAGCTTGACAATCGTATTGTTCTTGTTTATGGCTGTCAGCTTAAAACCTGAAGCCCTGTAAATAGTTCCGTCTCCGCATTGCGTGCCGTCTGCAAATGACAAAATCCACTTGACTTGGGGCGCGTTCTTTTTAATCAATCGAATGCTAACGGCAATGCACCGCGATTCGCTATTCTTTGGTAATATTTCCGAGAAAGCCATTCGGTTTAACTCAAGCATCTCGTTCCACTTGGAGTTGAAACCTTTGTTGCTTGTCTCTACTAAATTAAGGACGTTTCGTTTGTCGATAGGGTTGCCGTACTGCATGACTCCTCCCAATTTACCGTCAAGAAAAGCCCCAAAGTGAAGCACGCTGTTGTTTACCACCTTGCCGGAGTAATGATGTCGTTTTACAAATTCATTCGCCAATTTAGACGGAATGACTTTGACAATTATATCCTTCGCTCTACCCATTGTGATACTAAAAAATACAGGGCGTTGCCGTTGCTGTTGTCGTTGCCCATTGTTTCAATGTATTTAAATTCCTCAAGTGCCTTTGCGTCTGCGAGGGCGTTTTTAATGAACTCTGCTTGCTCGTCCGCAAGCGTAAATGTCAGCGATTGAAACGGAGGTTTATCGCCGTCAGCAAGGCTGAACTCCTCGCCGAGTTGATCTGGGTCAATTTCGGGTTGCCATACATCAAGACCCCATTCATCGAGTTGAGTTGCATCCCATTCGTTTGCGAGGATATCCCAATCCCATTCTCCGAATCCTACGTTATCCTTTACGATAAATTCGTTCGCCTTGCTCTCTTCCCAGGAGGCTACGTAGACGGGTGCTTCTTTGAGTCCTGCGGCTTTGCAAGCCTTGAGGCGCATATTCCCACCGAGAACGATATTCTCCGGATTGACGACAATCGGACGCGCTTCAAGCATCTCCGGGAATTCCTTTATACTCTTGACGAGCTTCTGGAATTTATCGTCTTTAATTATCCGAGGGTTGTTCGGGTTCTCCTGAAGCTCCGAGAGATTCATGAGCTTGAACGATGACGGCTTCGAGGGTGTGGAGGAATTCGGCATTGTGTACGGCTAAGGTTAGGAGTAGAGTTGCGGGATCTTGTCCGACATGCAAGCGGACGACTTCGGCGTTCTCCGTGATGAGGAGGTAGTTCTTTGCGTGGAGGAGGGCTTTACGTGCGTTTCTCATATTCTTGGATTGCTTCAAATATACGATAAGCCACTTGGGGGACTATGGCGTTTCCATATGCTTTGATTGATTCTCTTCTCCACTTTGGAAAGGTGATACCGTCCAGTTCTTTGGGAAGCCCATCATCCAACCCGGAAACAATGGGTTCAGTTTCCCACGAAACCCCAATCGATGCAGAAGTTCTGGCAAAGAGCCGGCGCTTCTGTGGTATCTCTTGAAGAACATTGGAGAAGAAAGATTCTCCCTCATTGAGTCGGATGCTGTTGGGGTAAGCAACCAAGTAGCACCGGGAACGGTGGTGGCAAGCACCGAGTTCGCTCGCTCGTGTAACTCTCCATTCTGCATTGTACCCCATTCCATCCAATTTACCGAGAATTGTTCTGAAATCTCGTCCATTGTTGGTTCTGAGAATATTCGAAACGTTTTCGGCGACAACGTATTTGGGTTGTATTTCTTTGATGGCGCGAACCATTTCTGTCCATAGCCCTGTTCTGTCGCCTTCAAGTCCTTTTTGTCCTTTTCCGTGTTGTTTGGCAATGCTTGCGTCTTGACATGGGAAGCCTCCGGAGAGGATATCAAGTCTTCCAGAGTAAGCTGTCGCGTTGAAGTCTTTGATGTCTTCATATTGTTCTGCATTGGGAAAGTGGTGTTTAAGGACTTTGCGAGGGAATTCTTCCCACTCGCAATTAAAAATGTTTGTGAATCC